ATGGGCTGATGGTGCTGAGATTCAAGTTTTTTACAATGACATAATGACATGGGGAGGTGTAGATAAACCTGATTGGCATGAATCATTAAGTTACCGCATTAAGCCTAAACCGCCTGTTGTGCGGTGGTTGTGGGCAAAAGAACATATTGGAGGAGAGTGGATGATTTCACCTGTTTTTCGTTCCAAAGAAGAGGCGTTAAAAACTTTTGATGGTCAAGTAATTTGCCTTGAATACACACGCACGGAGTTTCCAGAATGAACGAGAAAGAAATCAACGAAGCCTTTGACCGTGAGTACGAAAAGTACAAAAACAGCCCTGAGTACAAAGCGTTCGTAAAGATCAAGATGCCAACGTATTACATAGCCAAGCACAGTGACGACGACCTACGGGCTGCGGTACTGGCGGAAAGAGAGGCTTGCATCAAACTGCTAGAAGACTTCTCAAAGACAGGCATGGTTCCAGTCAAAGATACATGGCGCATGGGGTTGATTGCGGGGGCTAACGCAATCCGAGGGAGAACAGAATGAAAGATGACGACGACATCCAAGAATATAAAAAACCTTGGGTCGGGCTGACGGATGAGGAGATCAAAGGCATACTTGATTGTGGGCGTGGCGGTTTAGTAGATATTAAAAAGGCAGAGCAAATACTCAAGGAGAAGAACAATGGATGAATACGAATACACAACACTTAGCACATCAAAGTTTTGGCTAGAAGAGGGGTGGTATACGCCCGAAGACTTGCAAAAGATTATTGATCTTAAAGCGACACAAGAAAAGCATTTGCGTGAAGTTATGCAGCCAATACGTAAGGGGAAAAAATGATTAGCCCAAAGCAAGAACAAGTACTCGACATCCTCGCAACCCGAGACAACATGACGGCGGCAGAGATTGCATTCGGATTAGGGTCAGAGACTAAGGCAACATCAAAGCACCTACGGCTGCTAGAAGAGATGGGCAAGATTTATGTATGCGAATGGCGTAAGGGCAAGTACGGCGCACTCACCAAGGTGTACAAACTTGGCAAGGGCGACTCCGTTGTGTTGGTGAGCAAGCGTAAGAAGACAAAGCTTACTTCCCAACCTGTCGTTGTGCCTGAGCCTAATGCACCACGCCCCGACTACGCAGCAGCATGGCTGTTTAACAAACCGAGAGTTGAATTACAAGGAGCCAAGTATGACTGAAGATGACGAGTTTAAATTGCTAGAGCAGCGAATAAAACGACAAAAGGAAAAAGAAATGTATCCGCCACTAAAAGCTAACGACCCAAAGCAACCTATTACCCTTGCGGATGTCTACAACCAGAGCCACGACATGGAGGCGCGTGAAGAACGCCGACTGTCTATTGAGCACGAGGTCAAGACCGCCAACGCTAAACAAGTTGGAGGCACACACTACAAATCTATGGGTGTAGAACCGTGGGATGTCGTTGACACGTGGCCTGTCGAGCAACGTATTGGTGCGTACCGTGCGGGCGCGCTGAAGTACATCATGCGCATGGGATCAAAGGATCAGTCCGAACAAGAGATTGGTAAGGGCATCCATTACCTTGAGAAGTTACTAGAAGTTTTAAAGGAACGGAAATGAAACGACCTAAACTCACACACGAACAGCACGTCGAACTAGCAAAACAAATCGTAGACGCTAACAGTAAGTTATGGAATGCGTATTTTGATGTGGTACAACCCGCTTTTGGTAAATCGCACCCTGCTTCAAGAGCCCTGTATAAACTTATTACCAAACAGATGACGGACGTGCGGGGGATGCTAGACACCGAATACCACAAGGTCACATCCACAGAGCAATTCATAAAAGAAGGGCATGTGTATTACAAGGAATTAGAATGAAAGACGAAGACTTGCGGGACTTGTTTGCGGGGTTAGCAATGCAAGGAATACTACATACCGCATCGGTTGGTTACAACAGTGCTCGTGTAGCCGAATTGTCTTACGAACTTGCGGACGCAATGATTGAAGCTAAGTACTACGAAGAACCCGAAGAACCCGAAGAACCACAAGCGGGCATCACTGCACTTAAAAGAAAGCGTAAAGCAACTAAGGAATAGCAATGGACTTAATCGTAATTGATTTCGAGACGTACTACGATCAAGACTTTAGCCTGACAAAGCTAACGACAGAAGAGTACGTACGAGACAGCCGCTTCGAAGTGATTGGTCTAGCTATAAAAGTCAACAATCAACCGACAGAATGGGCGAGTGGTACGTATGAACAAATCAACGAATGGTTACAAACTTTCAACTGGGCAGACGCGATGGTGGTCTGCCATAACACTATGTTCGATGGCGCCATTCTTAATTGGCGCTTTGGCGTTACTCCTCGTGTATGGGCTGATACTCTGTGCATGGGAAGGGCTATACATGGCATCGAGGTGGGCGGCTCACTCAAAGCTATGGCAGAGCGTTACCAAGTGGGTGTTAAGGGAACCGAAGTAGTCAACGCTAAAGGCAAGCGCCGTGCCGATTTCAGCGAAGAAGAACTATCATTGTACGGAGACTACTGCATCAACGATGTCGATCTTACGTATAAGATTTTTAATTTGATGGCGGCAAACTTCCCAAAGCAGGAGTACAAACTGATCGACTGCACGCTACGCATGTTTATCGAGCCGGTGCTTGACCTGAACTTGCCCTTGCTTGAGCATCACTTGTCTGACATCAAAGAACGCAAGGCAACGCTACTCGAAGAATGTGGTGCAACGCGCGAAGTGCTGATGTCGAACCAGAAGTTTGCTGAGTTGCTGACAAGTTTAGGCGTGACACCCCCGACAAAAATTAGCCCGACCACAGGTAAAGAAGCACTTGCTTTGGCTAAGAGTGACGAAGGATTTAAAGCACTAGCTGAACATGAAGATGTGCGGGTGCAAACGCTAGTATCGGCGCGCCTTGGCACGAAGAGTACCCTTGAAGAAACTAGGACGCAGCGGTTTATTGACATCGCTAAACGTGGCCTCATGCCTGTACCGATTCGGTATTACGCCGCGCACACGGGGCGATGGGGTGGGGACGATAAGATTAACTTACAGAACTTACCTAGTCGCGGTGCTAATGCAAACAAGCTCAAGCACTCTATCGTTGCACCAGAAGGTTACACCATCATTGACGCTGACTCTGCACAGATCGAAGCACGGGTACTGGCGTGGCTAGCAGGGCAGACCGACCTACTCGCGGGCTTTGCAAACAAGGAAGATGTGTACAAGAAGATGGCGTCAGTTATCTATGACGTTGCCGAAGATCAAGTAACTAAAGACCAACGCTTTGTGGGTAAGACCACGATTCTCGGTGCGGGCTACGGCATGGGTGCGCTCAAGTTTCAAGCACAGCTTAAGACGTTTGGGTTTGATATGGAACTCAGCGAAGCGCGACGCGTTATTGATATTTACCGCAGGGCAAACGACGACATCGTTAACCTATGGCGCGATGCACAATCGGCTTTAGTGCGTATGGCAAACGGTGACGGAATGCGTCTGGGACTACCAGAAGGTGTGCTAACGATTGAACCAAAAACATCGGGCATAAGGCTTCCATCTGGATTACTGATGCGGTATGATGGACTTGAATTTGAGCAGGGCGAAAAAGGTATTGAGTTTAGCTACGCTACTCGCAAGGGGCGCACTCGCATATACGGTGGCAAAGTAGTTGAGAATGTGTGTCAAGCAGTAGCAAGGTGTATCATCGGTGAGCAGATGTTGCGCATCGCAAAGCGGTACAAAGTTGTGCTGACTGTCCATGATGCGATTGCTTGTATTGTGCCGAATGAGATGGTGGGTGAAGCTGTTGCGTACGTAGAAGAATGTATGCGGTGGACACCAACGTGGGCGACGGGCCTCCCACTCAATTGCGAATCAGGTCACGGGAAGTCGTACGGAGATTGTTAATGAGTGTACGTGCATGGTCGTATAGTGGTATGAAATCGTTTAACGATTGCCCTAGGAAGTTTTATCACCTAAAAGTAATCAGAGACTTTTCTGAACCCCCCACTACCGCGACTATGTACGGTACAGAGTTTCACACAGCAGCAGAGTTGTACATCAAGGACGGCACACCACTACCACCGCAGTTTGCTTATGCTCAAGGTGCATTGGATAAGTTGAACGCTATCCCCGGTGAGAAGTTGTGCGAGTACGAGATGGGCTTGACCGAGAACCTAGAGCCCTGTGGATTTAAAGATGAGCACGTGTGGTGGCGCGGGATTGCCGACTTGCTTATAATTAACTACGATACGAAGGTTGCACACGTATTAGATTACAAGACAGGTAAGAGTGCTAAGTATGCAGACAAAGGGCAGCTTGAGTTGATGGCGTTGGCTACGTTCAAGCACTTCCCGATGGTGACTCATGTAAAAGCGGGCTTACTGTTTGTTGTTAGTAAAGACTTTGTTAAAGACCAGTACCCAATTGAAAGCGAAGCGGCGTTGTGGGAAAAATGGTTACAGCAATACAACCGCATGAGAGATGCATACGTAAGTAACGTATGGAACCCACGCCCATCAGGGCTTTGTAAAAAACATTGCGTGGTGCTAAGTTGCCCACATAACGGAAGGAACTAATATGCCAGCCAAGAAACGTGACTACGACCGAGAGTATGCCGCATACCAAGGCACCCCCGAACAATTAAAGAATCGTGCTGAGCGCAACAAGGCTCGTGCACAAATGATGAAAGCTGGTAAAGTATCTAAAGGCGATGGCAACGATGTTGCACACGTCAAAGCAAAAGATAAAGGCGGTTCAATTAAAGACGGTACACGTGTCGAGAAAGCCAATGCTAACCGGTCATTCAAGCGCGACTCGAAAGGCAACTTAGTATCAGAAGTTAGTAAGAGAGAACGTAAGAAGTAGTGGGTACGTGGTACCTACACGCATGAGGATTAAGGCAAAGACCCGTAGATTTATATTCTGCGAATGCCGGTCAGACAAATGATCTGGAATGTCTGGTCACTGACTACAGTCCTCAGTCGTGTGGGTATCAGGTGTTAGCGACCTGATTTAAACGGCAGCAGTTCCGCAGACCTAGGTTCCTTGGCAGGCACCTGCACTCTGAACTGTTAGTGTTTAATTTTCTAATGGAACCCTGCTTTATGGGAGCCCACACTTTTTAAACCATGCACACCGTGTTTGGTTGTTTTGGCATCGGAGAACAAGTTGGAAATTATTGACAATAAGAACTTATTACTCAGTTTGCGTAACCCACAAAAAATTACAACGGTTATCCCAAAGAGTAAGGACTTAGGTAACGGTAAGGTGCTAGTGCGTTGGGGTTTAGACGAAGCACAAGTTTTAAAGAACTTAAAGATACGCAACGTACCAAGTCCGATCTTGGGGCAGTACGATTGGCCCGGACAGTACAGACCGTTTGACCATCAACGTACGACAGCAGCGTTCCTTACCCTAAACAAGCGGGCGTTTTGCTTTAACGAGCAGGGTACAGGCAAGACCGGAAGCGTCATATGGGCTGCGGATTATTTGATGCGGCAACAACGCATCAAGCGTGTACTAGTCATATGCCCAATGTCAATTATGGACATAGCATGGCGCAAAGATTTGTTCTCGTTTGCCATGCACCGGACTGTAGACATCGCATACGGTAGTGCAGCTAAACGTAAACAGGTCATCAATAGCGACGCTGAGTTTGTCATCATTAACTATGACGGTGTTGAGATTGTGCGCGACGAGATTGCCGCCGCTAAGTTTGACCTGATTGTTATTGACGAAGCTAACGCATACAAGAATACACAAGCCAAGCGGTGGAAAGTCCTCAACGGATTACTGACGCCCGACACGTGGTTGTGGATGCTTACAGGGACGCCCGCGGCACAATCTCCCATAGATGCGTATGGCTTGGCTAGGCTTGTCAATCCGACCGCCGTGCCTCGGTATGCGGGGTCGTTCAAAGATATGGTGATGACCAAGGTAGCGCAGTTTCGATGGGTGCCAAGACCAGATGCTACCAACACGGTGTTTACGGCATTACAACCCGCTATTCGGTTTACAAAAGACGAGTGCCTTGACTTGCCGGAAATGACGTACGTAAAGCGTACTGTGGAACTGACTAAGCAACAGCAGAAGTACTACGCGCTGCTCAAAGGCAAGATGATTATGGAAGCCGCAGGGGAGTCTGTTACGTCTGTCAACGCCGCAGTCAACATGAGTAAGCTGCTGCAAATATCGTGCGGGGCGGTGTACTCCGATACAGGCGAGACAATTGAGTTTGATATTAAGAATCGGTACAGGACGCTAAAAGAAGTTATAGACGAGACCAATCAAAAGG